TGAGGACCTGTTGGCCACTGACTGTTGCTGACAAAATCTAGAACGTCGTTCATTCTCCACACACCACCTGCTACTCCTTTAAACAGTCCTCCGACTGGTGTGTTTGCTGGTCCAATTATTCCTCCGTTTTTTCTAGACATTATCTTGCCGTCCCCGCTGCTTTGGTTCCTGATGTTACAAATGGGTGCTCTGCAAACGCCCAATAGATATATGTTGCACCATCTGTATTGTGCGCAGAGTTAGTACCATTTATTTTAAAACCATTAGATAATAAATCGATCTCATCATTTAAAGCACCATCTGCGTTACTTAAATTAGGATATAAAACTGTCATAGCATCATCATTAAATGGCTCTCTTTTATTATCATCTATGTACCAATTTTCTGTAGAACTAGTCATTTTCCAAGAAAGAAAAGCTGGACGAAATCCTGTATATATAAATGGTCCAGAACTTTGCCCAGTGCCTGTCCATCCTCCAAATTTTGAGTAGCCCTGTTTCTCTGCAAAGCAATAGGCAATCATGGTTGAAGTTAAACCATCATTAAAACTAAAAACAGAACTTGTTGGAGATGTTGAGTTCCAAACAGAAGTTGATATTTTTGCGTTAGTGCCTTGTAAAACTAATCTATGTCCATTACCTGTAGTAGCATGAAATGTATTCCATGAGCCAGTGCTATTTCTTTCCTTGGTAATAATCATCTTTGGTGCTACACCTAACCCGTGACCAATTGTTGAGTTACCACCATCATGTGTCCAAGATACAATACTAAATCCAGCAGTTTGATTTGCAGATACGGTTGCAGTTATGCTTCCATCCGAGTTTGAGGCAGTTCCATTTGCACCTAACCAATTCCATGCAACATAAGTATGACTCCCATCATTTACTCTGGCATCACTAGAAGAACCAGCACCTACTGTGAAACCATCACTTGTAAAAGCATCTAAATGACCATCAGATTTATCGGTTACTTCTGCACCAGTACCATCTGATGAAAGAGTTTTATTTGCACCTCTTACTGCATCAGCTAAAGTATGACCATTAGTATCTGTTCTATTTTTTTGCCAAACCCAATCTGGTTGAAAGCCAACTCCTGTTAATGTTCTTGGATTACTACCATTACCAGAATAAAGTAAAGTATTAAAATGTTTTGCCGGGTTATCTATAGTTGTATAATCAGCCATCTATCCTCCAAACTCCGCTATGTTTTTAGTACAAAGAGCAAAAAAACCTGTAGGTGGTGCATATTCAAAATTACCATGACCATTAGCGTCTGCATTTCCTGATGATATACTAAAAGTTGGAGCACCAAAATTTGTTTCCGAAACTGAATTATTAAAATTTGATTGAAAAGCAACTGGCTGAAAATCACCGGTCTCTGCCCACTGTGCATTATTACCATTAGCTGGATCACCACTGGCAAACCATGTTCCATTGACACCTATCCAAAATTTCATAGCACCTGCTGTTGAATCCATTGCACACATAAGAATATCATTTACAGAGGTTGCACTAACTGTATCATTACCATCTTTAGAATATACTGTCGTGCTACCTGCAGGATAATAACAATCCTTACTACTAGACACATAACCACCATCACCTGTATTCATATCTGCTTGATCAATAGTGTTATCTCTAATTATGCCCACCTGTGGATAATTAGCTGATGAAGAATGTGCTGTGACTTTAGTTTCCCAATACCATTTTCCAGCAGATGGAAAATGAATAGTGGACCAAGTATTACCATTATTAGAGCTAGTATTACCTGTTCCTTTTAAATTTCCATCTGATAAAGTTTGATAACTTCCATTAGTTAAAGAATTCCAAGTTGCAAAGTTATTGCTGCAGGTATCGGTCGACTGATCTACAGATGTCAGGTTGTTGACAGTAAAATCGTTATCATTACCGGATACATCATTTCCCAGAGCAGAACTATCTGCAAAATCTAATCTAAATCCATTAGTACCATAGGTCCCCGCATACGCTATCGGCTCCCAGATATTCGTGACAGGATTAAATGCACCAAATGATGTTGGTAATAATTGTTGTCCATCAACCATTATTACCTCTGTCATATAACCATCAAAAAAATCATCATTTATTCTTTCTGCTATATATTGAGTAGTGGTATTATTAATTCCGCTATCATAATTTAATGATGGATCACTATTAGTAGAAAAACTCGTTATTTCTGAACCATTAAGATATAGTTTAATTCTAGAACTCGCAGTTGATTGAGTTGTATCTATTGCTAACACAACATGATACCATGCTCCAGGATCTCTAAGTCTTCGATTTGTTATTCTTCTTTCCGCACTGTTAAAAAAAACATAAAGTCTATTACTTGAATCAATCCATAAACCATCATTACTGCTACCACTTGCATCAGTTCCACCAAAAAGTTGATAAAAGTCTGATGTAGAACTTGCAATTTTACCTAATTTAAACCAACAACTATATGTAAAGGTTCTTCTATTTCCTGCACCTGATGGAGTTCTTTCTAAACTATCTCCTGAACTAGTGC